GGACATCGGCGGGCGTTTTTTGGTGATATTTTGCTAAAATTGGTAATATCTTGTCATTTTTGGTAAATTCTTGTCATTTTTGGTACTTTTTTAATGGGTCCCTACTGCCGCCGTTCAAAAAAGCCCTTTCTGCGCCTCTTTCTGCGCCTAAACTTTTTTAATTCTCCTCCTTCTCTTTACCATCAGTTATCGCTTCCGGCTCATCGTAAACAATAGAATCCATGTAGCGCTGCCGCACCTCTTCAGGGTCTTTCTCATCACCTAAAGGACTGCTCGGCGCGACAGCTATATCCTGCTGGTCCTTATATCCGAAATGGTTCTTGCTGAGAAAAATCCCCACAACAGGATTTACCTTACCATCAGCCATCCAGCTCTCCATTAAAGTCTCCAAAGTCTTATATGCTTTTTCTAACAAGTCCTTATGCGTCGCAGCTCTACACTCGCCCATACACCACTTATACAGCGTCTGCCTGCGAACGCCAAGTGCATTAGCTAATCCTGAAACCGTAGGCTTCATATCATCCGTTGCGCATTGATTGAAATACCAAATTATCCGCTCGTTCACCTGTTCCGGATCGGATATATCAATAGGCGGCAATCCCCAACTCGCCATAGCGTGCCGGATATATCGACCCCTATCCCCCGGTTTCATGTTTTCATTTCCGTTCCATGAAAGATCAGGTCTTTTATTCCCGCCGGTGCCTTTCGGTCTCCCTCTCTTTCTTTTCTCGACCTCTTTCGTTTCCGGCGCTATTGTGCCTTTCGGCCGCCCTCTCTTTTTCTTCTCAATCTCCATCGCTGTTACTCCTTTCTGCCCGCAACCGCGCATTAAGCGCCGCTAATAGGCTCTCCTGTGTTTCGTCTTTTCTGTTTAAAGTTTTTATGACATCTTCATCGACGCCGCCAACTGTGACTAAATGATGAACAATTACCGGATATTTCTGTCCCTGCCGATGCAGCCGCTTGTTTGCCTGCAAATACTGCTCAAGGCTCCACGTAAGCCCGAACCAGATTATATGGTGTCCTCCGTCCTGAAGATTAAGACCGTAGCCGCAGCTTGCAGGATGCGCAAGTAATATATCAAGCTCTCCGGCGTTCCATGCAATCTCCTGTTCTCCGCCCTCATAAACGGCAAACCGCTTTCCGGTCGTCTCCAGATATCTGATTAGACGTTCTCTGTCGTGCCTGAAATTGTAATACACAACTGCGTGATTACCGCCAAGCTGTTCAAGCGTTTCTGCAAACGCCTCTACTTTGCAATCGTGAATATGCGTCACCGCGCCGGTCTCGTCATACACCGCGCCGTTGCAAAGCTGTAACAGCTTTCCCGTCAATGTCGCCGCAGTACCGGCTGTGATTATCTGATCCTCTCCAACCGCAAGCAGCGCCTCACGCTCCAGCTGCTTGTAAGCTTTAGCCGCCACAGCGTCAAGCGCAACCGGTATATCCTCATAAATGCAATCGGACAATGTCAAATAATCCTCGGCTTTCATACTGATGCAAATATCACTGACCGCCGCCTGAATCTGTTCTGCTGCGCCTTCCCGCGGCGCATAACTGTAAATTACTGTCCTGCTGCGCTTATCCGGCACAAAGTAGGCATCTCGATAAGCCGTGATTGTTCTGCCTAACCGCTTACCGAAATCAAGCAAATATATCTGCGCCCAAAGGTCCATCAAACCCTGCGGTGTCGGAGTACCGGTCAGCGCTATCACCCTGTTGATTTTAGGTCGAACGGCTTTCAGCGCCCTGAACCGCTTCGCCCTGTGATTTTTAAACGACGACGATTCATCTAACACCACAACGTCAAACGGCCAACCGTTCTGGTAATACTCAACCAGCCAAACAACGTTGTCGCGATTTATCACATAAATATCAGCCCTCCTCTCAAGCGCCTGTACTCGCTGTTCAGCCGTTCCTAAAACTATGGAAAATGTTAAATCCCTCAAATGTTCCCACTTTGCCGCTTCTCTGTGCCAGATAGCCTCTGCGACTTTCTTCGGCGCTATGATTAATATCTTTCGTACACTAAAATAGTGATATTTAAGACGCCACAACGCAGTAAGCGTTATTACCGTTTTACCAAGACCCATATCAAGAAAAAGCGCTATCTGCTTATCCTGTACAATCCGGTCAATGCAATACTGCTGATACGGATGCGGTTCAAATATCATCAATGCTCACCTGTCCGGGGCATTGTTCGTCATCCCGATCTCCTACCAGCATCTCACACCGTCGAATAACTCTATTCGCTTTCTCGATACTATCAACCGTTGAGAATACAGTAAAGCCGAGACTGCGTAAAACGCCCTGAACATATAGCTGCCTCTTCGTCTCAACTTCACCCGGTCGTTTCAATTCCACAAACAACACATACCCTCCCGGTAACAGAATAATCCTGTCCGGCACACCGCCATATCCCGGACTTACAAATTTCAGGCATTCACCTCCCAACTCCTGAATCTTCCTCCGCAGATAATATTCAATATTTTTTTCTAACATACCGAATCTCCTTTACATTTGAATGTAACACTCTCTCGCACGCGCGTATATGATATGCGCAATCAGGCGATTTAGAGAATTTAGGTATATATATATATATGCCTAATTCCCCTATTTTATATACTCTATAAGAAAACAATGTTACAATGTTACATATTTTAATAAAGCCTTATACTGTATAGGTTAATCGTGTAACATTTAATGTAACATTCGTGCAACATTCCTAAAGAATGTTACATGCTACACTAATTTAGTGATGCAACATTCTTTTCAATGTTACGCGAATGTAACATTTTTTCGCGGAATGTTACAATCAGGCAGAAATCCATATATTATATGCTTTAATGCTTGATTGTTTAAACCCTAACTATTTTTGAATGCTACATCACTAATCTGGTATACTAATCAGAAATATATACTTTTTATAAATCCTCTCTGTACTCCATATGGACCCGTGCGCAACACTTTGTTGCTACGTCTCCATCCCGGCGCATTAGATAATATAGCGTTGATTTCTCTTGCATCGTGGTATCGCATATCTCTGTAACTTCCGTTGAACAGTTCACACCACACCTCCGCTGCTGTTATCCTGTCGCGGTCAACAAGCTTGATATCCTCTCCCGCCACTGCTCCCGCCCAGAAGTCGCGGCGGCGGTCGACGTTCCACCGCGCCCAGTCTTCGGGGATTTGCTTCTCGATGAAGTCTCTTATCAGTCCTTCGCGCATTGACACCTCGCGATGTTCCTCTTGTTTCTCCCGCGCTTCCAGCTCTACGGCGCCGGTCAGGAATAACTCTTCTCCGGCTTCGTACCGCGCTTTGGCTTCCGCCCATATCTGGTCGATTTCACCGTCTAAATCTCTCCACACGTTTTTGGCATGTTCCGCCTCAACGCCCACTTCCACCGGCCAGAAGCGTCGATTACCTGTCGTGTCCTGAAGAAAGTCCATCTGATTGCAGGTGCCGAAGAACACACAGCAGCGCGGCAGCTCCTTAACGTTGCGGCCATACGCCGCCCTGTACCGGTCGGCGCGGAGTGAGAGGAACTGCTTAATGCGCGACACGTCGGAACGCCTGAAAGCGTCAAGCTCGCTTATCTCTACAAGCCAGACACCCTGAAGCAGCTCCGAGGCGTCTTTGCCCTCGAAAGTACTGATACTGTCATTGAACCATCCGCGGCTCAGCTTGTCTAACATTGTCGATTTGCCGATCCCCTGTCGCCCGCAGAGAATCAGCATATAATCATACTTACATCCGGGGTTCATGGCGCGGGCGACTGCCGCGGTGAACGCCTTGCGAGTAACGGCGCGGTTATATTCGTTGTCTTGCGCGCCTAAGTAGTCTACAAACAGCGTGTCAAGCCGCGGCGTACCATCCCACTTGAGCGGCTTGAGGTAGTCCTGCACGTCGTTAAACGCGTGGGTCGCGGCGTGGATGTCGAGCGCGGCGTCGATGTTGTTGCGGCTTGATATTTCAAAAGTCTTTTCCAGATACCAGTACAGTCCGTTTGTGTCGGTGTCGCTCCACATCCTGCGCTTGCTGCTGTCGTTCCACGGCAGCGCGGCGAGGACCTCTCCGCGTCCCGCGAATTGATTAAGCGCGAACTTACCTTTTAGCCGCGGGTCGTTTTCAAGGATAATTCGCACGTTGTCTATTGTTCCTTGTATTTTTCCCGTCTGCGCGTGGCGCTGGAGACTTAACATCCAGTCGACGTCCAGACCGGCGAACTCTTTCTGCGCTTCGTTGTACCTCTCCTGATTCAGCAGCGCGGCGACGTTATTGTCGGCGACTGCATATTTATTCATCTCGATGTATGAAGGTAAACGGTTCACCGGCGTGGTCGCCGCGGCGTCGTCGTCGAGGTCAGAAAATTTGTGCAATCTGACCAAGTCGAAAGCGTTCACAAGTCGTCCACTACATGGGTCGGTGGCGTGGTGGCTGAACAGGAACTTTCCGCCCTCGTATACCACCGCGCCGCCGGTTGTTGAGCCGCCTAAGTAGGTGTATCGGTCGCCGCCGCTCACCGGCTCGTAGATTCCCGGCAGCAGCTCCTCTATCGCTCGGTAGATGTCGTATGTCCGGCAGAACGCACCGACGACGCCGGTCTTCGCGTCCGGGTCGCCTTGCTTTGTTGCTAACTTCTGGTAGTTGGTCTGCGCGCCCGGTACTTGCGGCCAGGAGTTAATATCGCGCCAGTCTTTATAAGAGCCGAGCAGGAAGTCAACCGAGGCGAGGGCAGCGTCTGTCTTGACTTCGTAGACATACTCGCTGTCGGCGCAGCAGGACGGCCAGTACATCAGCCGGACGACTTCAAAGGTCGTCGGGTCGGCTTTCTCGATGCCGATATGCTGTGCCACACGGCGGGCGCACGGCTCGTATTCGTCGGGGGACATGGTACGGTCGGTGGGAATCAGTACACGCAGCCGCGGCTTGTTGGGTACGTGCTTTCGGGTGCTGTAAATACAGTAGCTGCATCCTAACTCGTTGACTTTGTTTATAACCGCTTCTGCGCCCCATCCTGGGATGTTGTCAAAGTCAAGCGTAATGACGTCCCTGCCGGTTACGTTTGCGGCTTTCCGCCGTCCGGCGGAGAGGGTACCTGCGACATAGCCGCCGACGTCTTTTAAGTTGTCCTGCTGCTTTTTCGACATTTTGAAATATTCGTCGAGTGTCTCGGTACCTCTCGCCGGAGTGCGCAGCCGTTCATACAGCTCTGATATTTTAAGCGTCTGTTGTTTCCAGTTTAAATCCCATCGGCTTGCGCCGACTGAGATTGTGATTTGTCTGTCGTTTATCATTCTTTACCTCCGAGGGTTGTGCCTCGCCCCCATACCTCTGAAATCCGCGTTAGCCCATTCGGTGCGCAGTTGTTTGTTTTCACTTAATCGGTCGATTATATCATAATCCATTCCCGCTCTTTTAAGTCTCGCCCGACAGTATTCTGATAGGTCCTCTCTCGGCAGGTTTACGAAATCATGTTTTAACACTTTCCACAGTCGGGCGGCAAAGCGGGTTAATTTCGGGATTGTGACGCGCTCCTGCGTGAACGCCACAAAGAGAATGATGTCAAGGTCCATCGGTGTAATCGTCCATCTCCGGCTTGTGCGTTTTCGTCCAGATTGCGCACATTAAATTCCACACAAAAGCGCGGTCGTGCGCCTCGTCGGTTTCGCCGTTCAGGTATTTAAGCAGATGCCGCACTCCGGAATCGATATAGGAACTTATTGGGATTCCTTTTTCCCAATTCCTTTCGCCGTATTTCTCGGCGCCGGATTCAAATAACTTGCCGACGTCAAGCAACATTGCTTCGCGGCTGCCGCCATACATTAAATCGGCTGCGGATCTCAAGGCATTTTCTAAATAATAAGATTCTGAGGTTATTTTAAAAATGTCGATATCGCGCAATAATTCTGTAACCTGCTTTTCTTCATTTTTACAGTCCATCACATCCGCCGCCACATCAAGCGGCATGAGGTCAAACCGTCCTTTGCCCTCTCGGCTGTCGCGGACTGCTCCGGTTTCATATTTTCGCTGTTCCATGTTTTAAGCTCCTTTCCATCTCTGCGATAGTCCACGGTATACCTAACCGCAGGCTGCGTTCATAGCCGCGGTCTAACGCCTCTTTGCGTCGCCTGTCTTCGTCGGTGTACCCGCCTTCATCTTTTCTTCTGGCGTGCGTTATTATTGTTCGCTCTCTGGCTCGCGTTCTTCCTATCTGCCCGACTCTCTTCTTGTCGTATTCCTTGTGCGTCTGGATATATTTACAGACTTTGTCGCGGCTCATAGAGTATTTTATGCTAAGGTCGTCATAGCTGTATTTGCCGGTCATGTAGTCTTTAAAGATACGTTCTTGTATGATGTTCATGGGTTAGTCCTCATACGGACTTTCCAAAGTCCAATCCCAATATACTTTCCCTCTGTACGTCTCACGGAAGTAATTATGCTTTCCGTCTCCGTGGAAGAAAAGGTATGTACCTGGCAACACCCGCCCAATGTCGTCTTCGCCGCTTTTCTCAAGCATCCACCGGTCGTATACATCGGCGGCAAGCTCTCTGAACTCGTCTTTTATCGGCGTTTTCGCCGACCAAGCGAATTGATACGGCTGCTGTATTACCTCTGTTATCGTGTCCGGGAATCCTTTTGTATCGACGCGGTTTAGTATGCACCACGCAACCGCGGCTTGTTCCGCCTTGTCGGGGATTCCTCTTGTTTCGTTGTAAATCACCTGTGCCATCTGGTTTATGGCGGTTATTTCCTCGGCTGTCCGGTCTTTGCCGAGTGCATATATAGTGGTTACCGCCTCCGGCGGCTTGCGTGCTATTGTAAACCGCCAAGGCATTGTCAGTCGCTCTGTGACGCCTACTAAAGCAAGCGCCAAGAGACAGGCTATAAGCAGATAAAGGGTGGTTTTACGGTTAAGTGTTTGGGTCATTGTTTTTCTCCTCTATTTCCTGCAATCGTTTTATTATATCCCAACTCTCACTCAAAGCGTGCAGATCGTTGATGTAGTCCTTTACTTTATTTCTTATCGCGAATTTTGAGATGTCGGAATAAGGCGGGTCGGCGGCTTCCATCCTGAGCAAATCAGCGTAAACTGCCTTGTAGTTAAGATATGCGTTAAGATAATACCGGCAGTCTCTATTCGGGCAGTCCTTTTTAAGCTCTTCGCCGAGTTCTTCAAGCTACGGCGATAATTTCAAAGGGTCATACATTGTGATTTTTCTCCTCCGTCCACATCATCTGTCGGCACTTCAATTACCACACGATATACTGAGCGTTTTTCTATCCATTCGCGGGTTTTCCAAAAGGCGAGCATATCAAAATACAAACGCGGCAATAGCGCCTTTATGCCCCCTTCCTCTGGTTCATACCACACAAAGGACATGGAAGACATATTAAGTAGCTCTGTCGCCGTCTCAAAAGGCTCACCTTTTGAAATCTTGAAATAATCTCTTTTAGTTTCCTTGGGTTCCATCTTCGTTCCTTTCTTCATTCAGCTTGTCTCGGATATGCGGTTCTTTTTATCGAAGGAGCAAGAGAATATTCTTACAGCCGTCCTGTTTTTTTATCTCTGAGCTCTATCAATACGGCGATAAGCGTGGTTTCATTTAACGCTCCTTTTCGAGATACCTCAACGTCGGCGTGACTTTTTTCGCAATCGAGCTGCGCGCCTTTGACTTTAAATTGGGCGCCACATATATTACAATATAGTTTCACATGTAACATCTCTTTTCGATAGGGACTTACGCTTAATAACCCTGCCGTTGCGCGTCAGCGCTATCAAGGGCCAGTTTTCGATGCATACATAACGGTTAAAAGCTTCAATAGCTTCTTGTTTCGGTAAGATACTGCTGTATCCTTTATAGAGCTTTCCGTCCCAACTTCTGGCGTATATTATAATTCCGTATTCTTCCATGAGATTTATCCTTTTGGTGTATATTCAAGTTCCACGAGCAGCTTCTTAACACTCTCTTTGAAAAGCCGCTCTATTTCATCTAATGCGTCGGTTGTGTTATAGCAGCGGCTGACGAATTCGCTGTCTTTTTCGATTACATAAGTGCCGTCGAGGTCGCGATATAGGAGATATACATTGTGATCGGTGTAGTCTAAGTAGCCTATCAGGTATTTAAACGGTATAGGTATTTTCATTTTCTTCGCTCTCCAATCTCGCAAAATTTATTTTTTCCGGTTCTCGTTTTTCCAATAAAGCACCTGTACCGTCCGTGCTGTATCTGACAATAAACGCACTCTGTGCAGTTAAGCCCTTTGTATTCAACCGCTCGGAAAACACAGCCGGAATTTACAAGGTCTTCCATCAGTTCCGGAGTTTCCCTCATCTGGTACGTTATAGTTTGCTACTGCCAACTCCAGCCCTTCAAGCTCCACTAAACTCTTGATTTGTTCGCCTTTGATATATTTAACACCTGTCGCGGTTTCTTTAAGATCGCTCATTCTCTTTACCTCTCTTGTTCACCTCAGCGACAATATATATCGCCGCCGCCAGATATGCGGTGTAAATCAGCATATAATACCACGAGTACACAACGGAAAGGATAATCGGAAGCGCCAACACCGCGATAATCGTAAATATCACCGCTATCATCACTACGATTATTACGGCGTTTCGCGCGAAGTTGTATAATTTGTCGTTCATAAGTCTACTCCTTTTTATAGAAATCACCCACCCAGCCGTCAGCTCCGAGAGGGAGACCGGCAGCCCACGAGACAGGCTCTGACATGATATCTATTATCTCTTGCAGCATACCCTCTTTTGGCGGGATATCAATTATTACTTCATCATGTACATGGAATATCACCGGATATCCGCGGGCTTCGAGCCGGTCGATTGTGTCAGCTAATAGGTCTCTTGCGATTGCCTGAACGCAGTTCTCGACTAACTTTCCGCCATAGGTTTCAATTCTACCCCATTTGTTTTTTTCATTTACGCCGTAATATGCGATTGACGGATTTCCCCAGCGGTTTTCTGTGATTGTCGGCGATATATAGTATAATTTTCTACCGGACGGAAGACGAATTGACATACAATGGGCGTCATGCGCGTAGTCATATTCTCGCGTTAGCACAAGTCCGTTTACCGTCTCCGTGCCGCCGGTACTGACAACCGATTTTGCCGCGTCGTCCATACTGTACCAGAGGTCGCGGATTTTGCTGTTAGTTCTCCGCCATAGGTTGACAAGCTCCTGTACTTCCTCATCGCTCTGATCCGCCAGCTTGTTTCCAACGTCCATCTGCCGTATCGCGCCGACGCCGCCTTGATAGCCGAGCGCCAGCTCCGCTACTTTGCCGCGCGCTCGCAGCTCGTATTCCGGATTGCCTTTAACTATTTTTTCAATCGGCACTCCAAACATCTGAGCGGCTGACGCTTCGTAGATTTTGCCATGCGAGCGGAAGACCTCAAGTCGCCACTCTTCCTGCGCCAACCATGATATCACCCGCGCCTCGATAGCCGAGAAGTCGACGGATATCATTTTACACCCCTGTGAAGCGACGAGAGCGGTGCGTATAAGCTGTGACAGAGTGTCGAATACGTCACCGTATACCAGCCGCAGGCTGTCGGTCTTTCCCTCTCTCACAAGCACTCTTGCAAGCTCCAGCGGCTCTGTGTAGGTGCGCGGTAAGTTCTGCACTTGTACAAGCCGCCCCGCCCATCTGCCGGTACGATTAGCGCCGTAGAATTGCAGCAACCCTCTTATCTTGCCGTCCGCGCAGACACAGTTCTCAATCGCGTGATATTTTTTCGTTGAGGTTTTGCTTAGTTCCTGCCGGATTTCGAGCATTCGCTGTACATGGTCGGCGTTGTCGTCTCGTTCAAGTAGTTGAGAAACGGTTGCTTTGCGCATGTCGGATATTTCTTTGTCCGGCATTTCTTCATTGAGCCATCCGGTTAATTGCGTGACGCTGTTCGGGTTCTCAAGTCCGGAAATCTCAGATGCTTCTTTCATCAATTCAGCTCTGACCGCTTCGCTCATTTGGATTGCGCCGCTGACAAACCCCATATCGACGGATACGCCGCGGCGGTTGATTATTAAATCCGTCTCCCATTGTTTCTGAAGCCAATCAGGCACCGGAAACGCTGACAGCCGCTTTTCTATCTCCATCTCAGTTATGACGTCCTGCGCGCAGTATTCTTTAAACTGTCGCCATTTTTCGTCGTCGTGATAGTAGTAGTTGCGCCGCCGCCCTCCGTTAGCCTTTGTGGGCTTACAGGGAACGCAGAAGTAGCGAATAAGGGCTTTACCTGTGCTAAGCTTCAAAAGCTCGTCAGGCAGCCCCAGGGCGGCGCCTGTGGCTTCAAGACCGGCGGTGTAACCGCAGTATAAGCCGTGGAACATGGTACAACGCCATTGCGACGGTACCATGCCGCCGTAAACCCGCTCGAAACATCCGAATTCAAACGCTGCGTTGTAGGCGTGTTTGATGTATTCCGGCGAGGACAGGGCTTTGATAAGCCACGGGGGAACGATTTCCCCCGCAGCTATATCAATAATCTCAACCGGCGCGCCATCGAGACTGTAAGCGAGCAGCAGTATTTCAAAGTCGGGGCTTTCGGTGTATTTGTACGCCCCCGCGTCTCTGATTGGAACGCTGCTGTATGTCTCGATGTCGATTGACAGGTGGCGCATTAATACATCGGCTGTCCGGTGATTGGGTTGATTGCCGGAGTTACTTCCGGAACATCGCCGATTCCGGCGAAGTCAACGGCAGCAGACGCGCCTCCGGCAAGCGGCTCGCCGTCGCGGGTTTTCATTACGTTACCGAGACCACAGCCGACGCCCTTGTTGCCGCTGTTGGAGTAACCGAAGAAACGGACGGTAACCGCGCCGTACATACCGCTGTAAATGTCGGTCGGTTGGAGCTCAACGGTGAGGTTGTCTCTTCCGACAACTTGAGGCTTTACTTTGGTGCTTGCTGTAAGCACCCAATGCCCTTTGCATTCTTCGCCGAAAGGTTCACCGGACGGTCTTACGCCGTCCCCATCGTGTACAACAGACCGCAGTTCGGGCGGGCGTTTGCCGCCCCAGATACGATTAACCGCGTCTTTCGCGGCGGCTTCTATCGACTGGTCGATGTCCGCCTTAACTGTGGTCGCGGACTTCGGAATAAGCAGCGTAGCGCTGTATTTTTCATCCCCGCCCTGTATGGATGCGCGGGGGGTTACGAGATTTACGTATGAAAGTCTGCACTCCGGAATGAGTACTTTTTGGGGATCGTTCTGGTATGCCATAATTATTCTCCTTCATATTTCGCGACCGGTAGAACCAGCGCGGTTTTGTTTTCTGAGTAAATTACAATTCCGGTTTTTTGCCCGTAGTATTCAATCTTTACGGCGCCGGAAAATGCTTTAAGCGCGGTTACGAGTAAATCTGCGCTGAAATAGCAGGTTTCTTTAAGGTCGGTTTTCTTCGGCAGGTATCTTTCATATTCAATGAGCTGTCCTGCGTCGCTTCTCGGAATACTCTGTTTGCCGCTCGGTGTTTCAAATACCGTATCGGTGTCTGTTTGAGTGATTCGGCAAAACTCGTCCGGCTTGCCCTTGAAAAGCGGCAGCAGCGGGATTGCCATTTTGCAGTCATCGATTTTCACTTTATAGAATTTGATAACACCTAAACTCATACCGTTAATCGCGGATGCCGTGAGCGTGTCGTCTTCGACAACAAGCGTTATGTTTTGAGTTATGGGGCGGATATCTTTTTTGCCTATAAACTGTTTCGCCATTCTGAAGATGGCGTTGATTGTGCCAACATTAGTTACTATCTCCATCGATTACCTCCTTGAAGTCTGATTCTGCCGAGTTGTACGCGGGGCGCTTGTCGTCTTCCGGCGCGAGCGTCGGCTTCCCCGGCGGTTTATACACCATGTCGCCCATGAGTTCAGCGAAGTCTTTTTTGCCGACTACTTTTTCAAGTTCTGCTAAAGTCTTCGGCTGATAGAGTTTTTCCTTATCGTAGCCCGCGTCAAGAATCATCTGGAACGCTGCCGCTTCGTCGCGGAAAGCTCTGTTGCTCCGTCCGGCTACCAGCTTCCATCCGGGGATCAAGTCACCTTTGAGCAGCGCTTCCGCGGCGTAGTTCTCAAGGTCGGAGAGCCATGTCTTGAGCGCAGCGCCGCGCGTCAGCAGTTCTCCGATTTCTTCATCTGAGAGGGTGTCGCGCTGCATTACTTCTTCAAGCGCCGTGTAGTAGTCGGCGCGCGCTCTGCATTGCGCCCGTCCGCGGCAGAACCGGCAATGCTCACCGGCGACGAACTCGCCTTTGCCGTCGAACGCGGCTTCTGCAATGGGTTTGATTGCTTTCCCCCATTTGATGAGGTCTTCAACCGGCAGGATGTCTTCTTCGACTTCGGAGTATAGCCTCGGTTGACATATTCCCATCGACACCTTTTTAATGCTGTCGCCGAAGACCGGCATGTACTGCAGTAACGCGCCGAGCGCGTATAGCTTCATTTGCGGATTGTCTATCGCCGACACCGGAACGCCTTTACCGTGCTTGTAGTCGGTGATATGAAGCGTGTCACCGCCTATCATGACGCAGTCACAAGTTCCGAAACCCTCTTTGACATACGCCGAGAAATCAACGCGGACTTCAAACGCGGCATGCGGTGTGCGTTCATATGACAGCGCTTTTTCGGTGAGATAGTCAACGTAGGTCTCTGCGGTTTTCAACATTTCGTCATCGTACAGCGGATCGGTTTTCAACTTTTTAAGCTCCGCGTTGAACTTCCGTGTCGTCATCGGATAGAAACGATTTCGGGCGTATAGCTCTGCGACGCTGTGAGCCAGAGTCCCCTCAGCGGCGTATTCGCTTGAGGTGTCGGGGAAATTCTCCTCGAACCTCGGCGCCGCTGTGCAAACGAGCCATCTGGCGGCGCTTGACGCCGACAGCAGCGCGTGTTTGCGGTCGGTCATATCTTAGCTCCTAAATCCTTTAAACCTCCCGCAAACGCGTCGTAAGCGTCTTCTTTGAGCTGTGTGATTGCCTGGACGTTGAAGCCCGCTAATAATTTTTGAAGCTCCTGCATTTTACCTGTGTCGATTAACTCAACACCCGCCTTTGATATCGCGTCGAGAGTATATGCGGGAGTGTTTGCCGTCGCGGTTGTGTTGGTTACCTGAGGCGGGGTTATTGGAGTATCTGACGGA